CTGGAGAGTATGCACTTAAAAAATTAAAACAAAGAATAGACGATAAAAAATTAAAATACGCACCAAATCATCTAGAATTAAAGATATCTCAATTACCAGATATAGATGTATACAAGTATGCATTTGGATCTTATGGTAAAGCTTGTTCTAAATTAAATTTAAAACCTTTATATGGTAGTAGGATAGATCCTAGCTTTTTCGATCCGGATGAACAGTTTGAAAATTTAAAAATATTAATCGACACAAGAGAACAAAAACCTTTAACATTCAATATATCGGAGGACTTAAAGTTAGATTTTGGAGATTATACAGTGGGTGGTAAAGATTATAATTATACATATGTAGATCGAAAATCAGATTCAGATTTCAAAGGTACACTATCTGGAGGATTAGCTAGATTCAAGAGAGAACTACAAAGAGTTAAAGATTTTGATTCCTATTTGTTTGTAGTAGTTGAAAGCGATTTAAATAGATTATATAAAAATAATATGTATGGACCGCATAAATCTAATTTAAAATTTATATACCACAATATGAGAGTCTTAACTCATGAATTTGCTGGTCATTGTCAATTTGTGTTTACAGGAACACGTACTAACTCCCAGTCTGTTATTCCAAAAATTCTTACTTTAGGTAAAAAATTATGGAATGTAGACTTACAATATTATATAGATAAAAATGGCCTGGATTGAAGGAAATCAAAATCGTCGACAAAGAGAAGACGTTAACCAAGAAATTCTGAGTTTAAAAGGATTTTTAGATGAAAACGAAGCTAAGCAAAATCTGTATAAATTCTTAAAAGACAACATTACATTTACCACTAGTTTAAGATTTATTCCCTTTTCAGCATATGGCTATCAAAGCTATGTTTGAGACGGATTATTTTATGGGGGTATGGAGTCGTGGTATGAGCAAGTCTTACACTACTGGAGTGTATGCATTTCTAGATGCTATATTGCATCAAGGTGTAGAAATCGGCATTCTCGCTGCATCCTTCAGGCAGTCAAAACAAATATTTAAAAAAATAGAAGATATAGCAAACAAGCCAGAAGCTAGAATGTTAGCTAATTGTATAACTAAAAAATCAAAAAGCAATGATGAATGGTTGATGGAAATTGGAAGAAGTAGGATACGAGCTCTACCTCTGGGCGACGGATCAAAGCTGCGTGGTTTTCGTTTTCACCGAATTATTATTGATGAGTTTCTATTGATGCCTGAACGCATTTATAACGAAGTTATTGTGCCGTTTCTTTCTGTGGTAGAAAACCCTACACAAAGAGAAGATTTGTATAACCTTGAGACAAAATTAATAAACCAAGGAAAAATGAAGGAAGAAGAGAGGTATAAATGGCCAAACAATAAACTTATAATGCTTTCTTCGGCCAGTTATAAATTTGAATATATGTACAAATTGTATAGTCAATTCGAGAACCTAATACTAGGAGCAGAAAAAGGTCAAGATAAAGCTACACGTGCAATCATGCAGTTTTCATACGACTGCGCTCCCAAGCAACTATACGATCAAAATTTAATAACTCAAGCTAAGGCTACAATGAGCCAGTCTCAATTTGAGCGTGAGTTTGGAGCTTTATTTACTGATGATAGCTCTGGTTATTTTAAAACTTCTAGAATGGCTGCATGCACAGTTACGGACGGAGAAGATCCGCATGTAGAAATAAAAGGTCAGCCTGAGGATGAATACATATTAGCATTTGACCCGTCTTGGTCTGAAAGTGAAAGTAGTGATGACTTTGCTATGCAAGTTTTAAAATACCATAAAGGCAAAGGGACATCAACACTAGTTCATTCCTATGCGATGTCAGGAACTCCATTAAGGGATCACATATTTTACTTTCACTATTTAATAAAAAACTTTAATATCATAGCTATAGTAGGCGACTATAATGGAGGTGTTCAATTTATTAATGCCGTGAATGAAAGTGAATTGTTTAAATCAAATAACATTAAAATTAAATCAATTGACGGTGAATTCGATAAAATGGATACATATAAAAATGAGCTTAGATCGGCAAAATCTCAATACGATAAAAAAGACTATCGATACTTAATATTACGCAAACCAACATCTGACTGGATTAGGCGAGCAAATGAGTTGTTGCAAGCTAACTTCGATCACAAAAGAATTTGGTTTGGATCGAGAGCTATTGATGAATCTTACAATAAGCAAAGAGCTAAAAAAGTACCTATAGATCAATTGAAGTTTTTGAGATTGTCTGATGAAGAACAAAAACAAGCTGGCGCCGCAAAAATGATTGACTTTATCGAGCATCAATATGATATGATTAATATGACAAAAAATCAATGTGCCTTAATTCAGATAACAACATCTCCACAGGGAACACAAACGTTTGGATTACCTGCCGAACTTAGACGTCAAACTGGCCCAGATAAAGCTAGAAAAGACTCGTATTCAGCATTAGTGCTCGGAAGTTGGATGGTGAAAGTATTTCATGACATGAATAACATGCAAGCTGAAAAAGTATATTCTGGATTTACTCCAATGTTCATAAGTTAACTTTTAACTTTTATAGACTTTTACTTTAACTTTGTGTATTATAGTTTGTGAAGGAAAAAAGAAAATATAATAAAAAATCTCAATATTGGGATCGATTCAAGCAACAAGATCAGCCTATTGAAAATATCTTACAATCAACGGCTAATTTGGACACAATCCCAGAAACTGCGGGAGAAAGTTTTTATGTGCAAAGCACACAAGCTTCTTCGGTCAATAGAAATATGCAATATTCTGGCACTACGAATGTTAGAAAAAATGCCATTCATGCTAAGAATAAAGATAATAAGTACGTAAACATTCGAGCTGGGTTATTGCCCTATGATTACTCTGGAGATGGAGTTAATGTGCGAGATACTATAGAATTATGTCAAAAAGCTTATGCAAACATAGCTATATTCAGAAATGCCATCGATATAATGGCTGAGTTTTCCAATTCACCAATATACTTAGAGGGAGAAAATGAAAGGTCAAAGAAATTTATTGAAGGTTGGCTTAAAAAAATCAACATTTGGAATATTAAAGATCAGTACTTTAGAGAGTATTATAGATCAGGTAACATCTTTCTATACAGAATAGATGGTAAATTTAATAACGAAGATCTTTTAAAAATAAATTATGTATATGCTTCACAAACATTAAATCCTGGCGAGATTCCAGTTAAATACATTTTATTAAATCCATATGATATTGTAGCAGATAAATCTACTGCGTTTCAAGATGGCGTATATCAAAAAGTACTATCTGATTATGAATTAGAAAGGTTAAGGTCTCCCAAAACAGAAGAAGATAAAAAAGTATTCGATTCACTTAGTCCCGACTTGAAAAAACAAATCAAAGATGGAGCTTGGCCTAGGGATGGGGTAAAAATTGCATTGGATCCAGAAAAAATAGTTTATTCATTTTATAAAAAACAGGATTATGAACCTTTTGCAATTCCTTTTGGCTTTCCTGTATTGGATGATATTAACTGGAAATTAGAGTTAAAGAAGATTGATCAGGCTATTTGTAGAACTGTAGAAAATGTAATACTATTAATTACAATGGGAGCTGAACCCGATAAGGGAGGTATCAACCCAAATAATTTAAAAGCAATGCAGGAACTATTTAAGAATGAGAGTGTTGGTCGAGCCTTGATTGCTGATTATACTACAAAAGCTCAATTTGTTATACCAGACCTTAATAAAGTATTAGGTTCAGAAAAGTATAAAATTGTAAACGAAGATATTAAGGAAGGTTTACAGAACGTTATTGTGGGTAGTGAAAAGTTTTCTAATACTCAAGTAAAAGCTGAGATATTTCTTGAAAGATTAAAAGAATCAAGGAATTCATTTTTAAATGATTTTCTACAACCGCAAATCAAAGAGGTTTGTCGCAACATGGGATTAAAGTCCTACCCTACCGCAAAGTTTGAGGAGATTGATATTAAAGATGAAGTTCAATTCCAAAGAGTTATTACTAGATTATTGGAAATTGGTATACTTACTCCAGAGCAAGGTATTAAATCTATGCAAACTGGCATCTATCCAAATCCACGCGAACTCTCGAAAGTGCAGGAAGATTATATTGAGCAACGTGAAAAAGGTTATTACAACCCTTTGGTTGGTGGTGTACCGATGATCGAGAGTGTGCAATCTGAAAAGGATCGCGAAATTACTGAAGAGCAACTCGAGATACAAAAAGAAGGTGCTCAAAATCAAAAGGAAGCTGTTCGACAAAAAAGCAACGAAACACAAAACCAGACACAAAAATCTCCTGGTCGTCCAAGTGGAACAAGTCAAATTCCATTACAAGCAGCAGAAACATATGGCAAAGACAATATTCAACAAACCATATATGATATAGAAGAATTTCAATCTTATGCATGTGATAAATTTAAAGATACTAGAAAATTAGCTGAGTTAAATGACTCGCATAAAGATTTAGTATTTAAATTATGTGAATCGGTTGTTTGCGCAAAAAATAAAAATCAATGGAAGCGAACTTTTTCATCTTGTTTAAAGAAAGTGGATAACATTGAAAAATTATCAACAATGAGTAACATTTTAGAAATTGCAGCAGAGCACGAATTGACTGACTATCCGTCCGCTATATTATATCACAGTAAAAATACACAAAAATAGTGTACCTATAATAGATGAGTCAAAAATTTAAATACACTACAAAGTTTTCTAATGTAATTTTAGCTTCAGGAGAAATTGACTCTCCAGATTTAAATATCAGTAAAGCGTCACTCGATTCATTAAAAGGTATTATACCTGATGATGTTGATTTGGATAAAAATATGGATCTATTGGCAGTCGCTTATAACGCGGCAGTTGTTAATGCATTTAATAAAAACGGAGACGGTATAGATTCTAAATCTGCAGTTAGAATATTAGATCAATTTAAACACAAACCTACAAACATTGAACATCAAAAACAAAAAGTAGTTGGGCATATTGTGTCGGCTGCATTTTCTAGTTTTATGGATAACGCATTGTTGTCGCCAGAAGAAGTAGGAGAATTAAATGAGCCTTTCAATATCTCTCTTGCTTCATTAATTTATAAAACGGTCAATCCTCAATTTGCAAATTTAGTCGAACAGTCTGTTGATCCTGAGAGTGAGTTTTACCACCAAGTTTCTGCAAGTTGGGAAATTGGGTTTAACGATTTTGTTTTAGCTGTTGGTAGCAACGATTTAAAAGATGCTGAAATTATTGATGACGAAAACATAATCAATGAGCTCAAGGGCAATTTAAAAGCTTTAGGTGGAGAAGGCCGAATGAAAGATGGTTCTCCAATTCATAGATTAATTATAGGGGATATTTTTCCTCTTGGAATTGGTTTCACTTCAAATCCAGCAGCAAATGTTAAAGGTTTAACTGCTAGTACAGAAAGCGAAAATGTACTAAATGCAGAAAAAAAGGAAAAAAATATTTCACAAAACATCAATTCTGATGTAAATAACAAAAAAAGTATTACTATGGACAATAACGAAATTTTGAACAATCTAGTGTCAGCTCTAGAGGAAAAGGTGTCTGAAAAGAAATTTTCCGAAGAAGCGGTGGCTACTGTATCTAAAATTATTAACGATGCCATTCTTGAACGTAACGAGTCTTTCGTGCAAGAAAAAGAGCAACTCGAAACCGAAAAAGTTGAATTAGCTAAAGCTGCACAAGAAAATGCAGAAGCAGTTAAAAAACTTCAAGAGGAACTATCGGCTGCTACCGAGCGCGTTACTGAATTAGAACAGCAGCAAAAACAACAAGAGGCAGTCGCTCGTTTTGATGCGAGAATGTCCGTAATCGAAGATGCATATGAGCTTGACGAAGATAGCCGTAAGGTTGTTGCTCACGAAATTAAGGGTCTTGATTCTTCTGAAGAAGCTTTTGCTACTTTTCAGGAAAAAATTCAAGTTGTACTTAAACATCAAAATAAAGAATTTATTGCAAAACAAGAAGAAGAATTCAATGCAAAATTGGCTGAAGCTGTTGAAAAGCGTCTTGCGGAACTTAAGAATAGCGACTCTTCAGAAGAAGAAGCTGTTGAAGAAGCTATGGACCAAGTGGAAGCTGAAGAAGAAGTTGTCGCTAATAACAATGCAGAATCTTCTGAGCAAGAACTTTCGTTGAAAGATAAATTTAAACAAGCTTTCTCGGAAGACAATTTAACTATAAACTACTAAAATAAAGGAATTAAAAAATGGCTATTAGACTATTACCGTTTCGAGATTACAACGAGCATGATGTTGTAAATCTATTCAAAAGTGCTGGAAATAAAGGTGAATTTATCGACTTATCTGATTCAACCAAACGCTCAACAGATCAAGGTGATGCTGGAGTATTTGTTAAAGTCTCCAATGGAGCATTGAATCCAGGTGGAGATAACTGGAATCCAGTAGACGTAACCACAAACTCTGACAGTTTGCTTGGTAAAACCAATTATCCACATGTTGGACGTAATGTATATCCACAAGCTACACTTAGTGTAACTGGAGTGGAAAGTAGTACTGATGCTTGTATCGGTGTTACTCTTCGTCAAACTGTAGAAAAAGACGAGAACGGTGAAAACCTTCTTTACAACCCAATCAAGAAAGACGAACTTTTCGGAGTTCTTCCTGGCGAAGCGGTTCCTGTTTTGTCTCGTGGATTAATTACCGTTACAGCTGATGCAGTTGCTGGTGCTCCTAGTGTAGGAGATGCTCTTGTTCCACATGCTGGAGGAAAAGTTAGTGGTGTTGCTTATTCTACTGATCGCGGTGGACTTAATACCATCGGTACTGTTCTTGCTAGCGGATCACGCAACGACTATGAAGGCGGCCAAGGTGGCGAAAACGTATTTGGTAATGCAGGATTAATGAGTGGAAACTATTACATCCTCAAAATCGATTGTGCATAATTTAATAAAGAAAGGTAAAATTTAAAATGAAAATTACATTAAAGAGAACTGAAGAACAAATCGAACTCGTAAAGGCTATGGCCTCCAAGAATCGTGATGTTGCTTACGCAGCTCAGGTCGCACTCGCTGAATTTATTGGACCAGTTTTAGCTAAAGTTGTTAATCAAGCTCCTACATTGAGCAATCTGTTTAGCAACTTTGCTTTCAACGCTGACGAAAGCCCCAGCATCCCAATGGATCTGTACTATGACATCACAGACGAAGACTATGTTACCGTTTGGAGTCAAGCAGTGCCTGGTGGTCTTCCAACCAACACAGTAACACCTATCGGTGGTGAAATGAAGTTCACAACCTATCGTCTTGATAGTGCTGTTGACTTTGATAAGCGTTATGCTCAACGCTCCCGTATGGATGTTGTAAGTAAATCTTTTACTCGTGTTGCTCAAGAAATCTTGCTCAAGCAAGAGCGCAATTCTGCTAGCCTTATACTAGGGGCTTTGGCTGAAGCTAGCACAAAAGGTCGTAAACATGTTATTTCTGCGAAGAATTCTGGTCGCCTTATTCTTGACGACTTTAACCGTCTTCTTACACTTGGTAAGCGTATCAATACAGCTTGGACTGGTGGTACACCAGAAGGTGGTATCGGAGGTCGTGGAGTAACCGATCTCATCGTTTCTCCTGAAGTTGTACAAGGTCTTCGTGAAATGGCTTACAATCCAATTAACACAAACAGCTCCGCCGTCACAGACATTCCTGCTACTGACAGTATGCGTGAAGCTATCTACAGTAATGGTGGAATTCCTGAATTCTATGGTATCAACATCATGGAACTTCAAGAAATGGGTAAAGGTCAACGCTTCAATAAGCTTTATGCAGCTCTTTCAAGCGGTAAAACTAACGGATTTGGTCAAGACACTAACGGAACTGGTAGTGGAACTTTCGCTGATTCTACCGATGAAATCGTTATTGGTCTTGATAAGCGTGTTGAGTCTCTACTTCGTGCAGTTGCTACCGATTCTGAAACTGGTTCTGAGTTCTCTCTTGTTGCTGATGATCAATACAGTGTTCGTCAGTCCAAGATTGGATACTACGGATCAATTGAAGAAGGTCGCATGATCCTCGACAACCGAGCCCTATTTGGTATCGTAGTGTAAGATATTGTACTAACAATATTCTTTTCAAAAAATCCACCTTTATGGTGGATTTTTTGTTTATAAAAGTTATTATATGTGTATACAACTTTAAAGATAGGAATTATTATGGCTACTAACAAAAGAAAAACAACCAAAAAGACAACCAAGAAACCCATGCAATATGCAGACGGTAAGAATACAGAAGATCGCAAAGATATCGCTAAAACTGTAGAAGAATTGATGAGTGTAAAAAGCAGGGATCCTTTTAAACTTTCTAGTGGTGAAAGTTTTAAAGAAGCTGTCAACAGTATGAGTTTGTCTCAATTGCAGGAGATTGCAGTAAAAGCGAGTGTATTTCCATCTGGCACAAAAGTAACCCTTAAAAACAAACTGTTAAAAGAGTATGAGAATCGCACTCAAGGTAGATATGGTGCCAGTAGCAGCAGTCAACCAATTGTTGATCCAAAATCGAAGCAAGCGGCAGATATCCTACGCATTATAAACGAATAATGAATCAACTGGGCGATCTTGCATATCGAATATGGGAAACATCTAGTGCAATTGCTATATCGGGTTATTTAGATGCAAATCTTGGTCAATTAAATACATTTATAAATACCGATTTCAAGGTAGACGAGACTGTGGATGAAGTTAAGCCTACTTTGAAATATGAAGAAAAAGCTATTTTTACCCAGCTTTATTTAAAAGATTACAACAATAAGCAAGCAAGAAATATATTAAGCAACGCAGCTGCAACGTCAACAACTACACCTTCTGGTGTTAACGGTATTACTGATTGGATTGAATTGCGTGAAGGCGACACAAGTATCAAAAGAGCCTTAGCGACTGCAACGACTAAAAATACATCTGCCCAAATATTTCAAAAATCTGCTTCAGAAGCAAACGCTTTACTGCAAAACATGATTCATTCATATAATATGTATGGATCAATACCAGTACAAGTCGCTGGGTTAGATGGCGGCAGTACTGAATCCACAAACTAATATCATTTAGGCTTTTTCTTTTTAGGGGGTTTAGCTAATTGGCTAAATATATTTTCTTGCTGCTTAGAATTACAGTAGTACCATTTATACATTATATCTTTCTCGATACTGGTAATCTTCTTCTCCATTTTAGCAATTGCCTCTTCTAGGGTGTCTATTAGTTCTTCATTGATATTGGATATTTCAATGTCTAGCTCTAATGCTACTTTAAGGAGTTTATTGAAATCGCCCGACATTTTTCCATCAGTAGCTTCCTGATATAGTTCGGCACGCGATTCTATTTCTTCTTCTGATAGATTTTGTGTTTTATCGGGATGTGTTTGTTTTACTATTTCTCGATATAGTTCTTTGTTTTTTTGTTTGTCTACTTTTTCTTTTTTGTTTTTTTGCGGAACGTCTTGCTTGAAAGGCGGAGTTAATTCTTTTTCCGAACAGTATGTAAACATTTTCGATATGAATGTTTCTTTTGCATGTTTAAATACATCAAACATTTCATCGTGTTCCATGTTTAAGTATGTTAAATAATGTTTTAGTTTTTTGAATTGACGCGATAGATTTTCCTGCCTTTTCGCTTCGGCAATAGTGTCGTTTATTGGTTTATCTATTTCGTGTTTTGGTTTCTCTGCCATATTTGTATATACACAAAAAAAAGACGACCCCCGAAGGGGTCGTCTAGGTTAAGGGTTAATATAAATCGAAATTTATACAATCGGAGATACGAGGACTTCCAACGTGTAAACGTTGTTTCCAGGTATTTCATCTGAGAATACGAATGTACCAGTTCCTTTATTAACTCCACTTAATTGTACGCCAATAATTGGAGCGTCTGCACTGTTACCCATAAGAGTACCAACTACTGCAGGAGCTTTTGTGTATCCAAACGCTGAGTAATCAACTTCTACAGATGTAGCTTGATCAGCCAATGCGATACCTGTAGCATATATATCGTTAGAAACGATTAATGCTGCAAGGCTAGATACATCAGAATCAACTTCCTTTGCGGTTAAGCTAGAACTTGTTGCCAAGCTGGAAACGTCCGAATCGTGACTTACATCAACAGCAGCCAAACTTGAGATATCAGAATCGAGCTCAGTAGTGTTTCCACTAACGCTAGCTGCAAGACTGGATACGTCAGAGTTCAGAGCTTTCTCGGTCAAGCTAGAAGCTGTAGCCAAGCTGGAAATGTCCGAATCGTGACTTACATCAACAGCAGCCAAACTTGAGATATCAGAATCGAGCTCAGTAGTGTTTCCACTAATGTTAGCTGCAAGACTGGATACGTCAGAGTTCAGAGCTTTCTCGGTCAAGCTAGAAGCTGTAGCCAAGCTGGAAATGTCCGAATCGTGACTTACATCAACAGCAGCGAGGCTGGAGAGGTCAGAATCGTTGGTTCCTACTTCA